TATTCGACTGCTTCCATTAACCTTGTACATCCTACTTCAAACCAAGCGTTAATATTATGCCTATTTCTGATATATCGCATTCCTAACCTGTGTGAATGTCCTGTACACCCGCTTCCCCAATACTCAATTATATTCTTTTCACTTGCGTTCTTTGTTAAACTTAAACCGTGTGTAATATCAAAAATATCAAAGTAATTAAATACATCCGTAGGGTCGTAAACCATATCATTCTCCGCCAAGTGTAGCATCTCTTCAAATTTGGTACTTTCAAAATGTTTATAAAGAATAGCTAATCTTGCTAATTGCCCTTTAGATAATAAAAAAGGCTTTGTAACTCGTTCACAGTGATTGCCAGTCCTAATACGAATTTTAGCATCTGTACTTAATCTTAAAGGCTTTAGGATTTGTTCTTCTGTGTATTTAAACTCTTCTACTTCACTATAACCGTTAATAATACCATCCAAATAAAGTTTATTAGTATGTTTAGATACAAATGGTAAGTCTACTATATCTCCGTTAATACAAACTTCATCAAACTTATTATGTTTAAGAACATTATTAATTACTCGCAAACATTTAAGGTCAGCTAACCAACCGTGAGGGTCAGAGAATACAAATAATTTGTAGGTTCTTTTATCCGTTAGCTTTTTTAACTGATACTGGTTGTATTCAGTTTCTGATAGTCTTGGTCTGTACATAGTTTTTTTTGTCGAAAGTAGTTATTATTTATCTATTATTCAAAGACTTATGATTTATAGTAGTCATATAACCACCTAAAGCAATTAAAGCTGATAAAAATAATTTAAAGCCTGTGTTAAAACACCAAACAAAGTTATCCCAATCAATAGTTACCCAAGCATTCGCAATAGCCACAATAGCACCAAATATAGTTGATAGTATGTTATTTAATTTTCGCATATAAATTGAACTCCCTTAATCTTCTTCTCATTAATCCTTTACTTACTACACCACCTGCTTTAATCCACATCATAAAGCCTACTTTAATTTTTTCAATAGTTTGACCACCATTAATAAACTTAACCAAAGAAGATTTTGCAAACGCTCCGCAACCAATATTATAACAAAGACAAAATAAAGCATCAAATTCGTTCTGTTTAAGCGGTCTAATAACATATCTCTTAATACAATTAGCGTAAGTGTCAGAAGTGTCCATAAATAGCTTATAAGCCTCCTCTTGCGTTATTTTATCTCCCTTTTTTACAGGGTTCCCATTATCGTATTTAGTTGAGCCGATTCCAATAGTCCAAACTCCAGCAGTACACTGATAAGCATCTAATTTTAAGCCTTCAAACTCCACCAATAGTTTTAATCCTTCTTCGCTTATTTGTGCCATAAAAAGTCTTTAATAAAAGTTACTCCTGTAATCGTAAGTATAAAAGCACCAATTCTTATTGCCCAATTTATGCCTGTGTTATAATCTCTAACTTCTTGTACTTTAGTTTCCGTTTCTTCTAAAGCACCTTCTATGGTTTCCAATCTTTGTAGTATACCATTTCTATTTAGCTTTGAACCTGTGATAGCCTGGCTAATCATTTCTACATTAATAGACAAAGTCTTTAATTGGTCATTTATTTCTTTTAACTCATTCATTTTATTCTATCGGGGGTTCTACTGTTGTTGTTGTATTACTTTCACTACTACCTGGTGCGCCTAAAACAGGACTATTACTGAATTTAAACGGTGCTAAACCTATTGTAAAGTCTTCATTTCTGCTTGTTAAATCTTCTTCAAGTTTTGCGTTGGTTTTGTTTGTAAAGTAATCAAACGAAGCTGAAGTCATAAAGAAATAAGCACTCTTTTGAATTATACTTTCTAATCTTGCAGTTAAGCAAGGTAATTCCTCAAAAAAGCCACCATCTAAGGTTACTTCTGAAGTAAATTTACTTATTGTATTTTGGATATAACTCTTATCGAATATTCCTTCTATACCTGTATAAACAGGAAACGCAAAAGGATTTACTCCTTCTGCTGGTGTTTGTTCAGCGTAAACATTACCTGTAAAAGTTCTTGCAGGCGCTCTATAAAAAGAAAGAATAGAAGCAGAAACTAAAGATTGTAAATAGTTAAGGTTTACTCCTTCTCCTATTACATATTGCCAGGGTCTTAACCAAGAGTTAGAACTACAGATAGAGTTTTCTCCAAAATATGGACTTGAACTTCTTTCTACTTTAGTAAATATTACATCTTCGTAATATAAAGCACTATTAGCATCTGAGAAGCCACCATTAAACATACTTTCTATCTTCTTGGTTTTTCTTTGATATGGTAGTTGAGTAGAGTTATTATCTACATTTTGTAAAGCTGCATAACCGTATTTCTCAAGATTAGCATTTTGCACAGGTACTACTTGTACTTGCATATTGTCTACCTTCCAATCAATATCAGTTTTAGGTGTTAAAGGATCTAAGTGTAAAGTCCTTAACCAGAACTCTAATTTTGTAAATCTATAAAACCAGTTTAAAGGGTCAGCAGTTCCAATAACACCTGTATTAAATGTGCTTTGCGTTACTAATTGAAAAGACTTCCATTCGTTATTTAAACCACTCCATGCAGCAAACCTTGCTGGTCCGCTTCCTATTGTAGCATAAGACCTGGTTCTATCGTAATCACTTTGTGCAACCCATTGACCATCAAAGAAAGGTGCAGCATAATCCCCCCAATCTGGTCTATAAACATAAAGTGAACTATTAAAACCATATTCCCCAATACCAACAGGTTTATTAATTTGATAGTCAAACTTTACATTAAAAGTTAATTTGTCTTTAAAGTATCTGGGATTAGGTGTATCAAAACCTAAACAAGCATCGAACCTATCCATTTCTACGGTTAAACCTATATACTTATCCCATACTAAACCTGCTTGTATCTCATCGGTAGAAATAGAACCTAAATTCTTTTTATCGTAAGGGTTAGGTTTATTTTCTTCTACATAATAATCCGTACTTGTAACCGTTGGTGCTAACTCCCAGTCTTGTGGCACATCGCCTACATTACCTTGAAAGAATCCATAGTTAGGCAATAAGTTTTTAGGCTTATAATCGTACATTATTTGTACTTCGTCTAATCTTGGTCTTAAATTAACTACCTGGTTAACATCACTAAATATTACATCTGTACCCCTTGCAATTTGATTTTTAATATCGTATTCTCCAAATTCTTCTATTAATGTACCTAAGTAATCATATTTTCTATAAGGAACTATATTGTCTTCGTTTGTACCTACTTCGTTAATAGAAAGTATTGTCCAGGCATTATCTCTATTATCCAAATAAAGAATACAACCTAAAGAAGTCATTAAATTACCTAATAGTTTTTCTATATCGTAAGGATATTTAAGAGACCAGTCTATTGCAGCATATTCATTTAAGAACATTGAAGTTTCGGTCTTAATCTTATTAGGGTTAAAAGGGTCTGTAAACTCAAAGAATTGAAATGCAAACTTTACATCGTTATTTAAACCAATAAGATTTAAACACCTAATAACAAAATCCTTTATAGATATACCATCGTAAAAGTTATAGGTTTGTGGCAAAGAAAAAACCTCTGTATCTGAATATTTATATTCTTTTAAAATACCTAAGAAGTCTGAAGCAGTTAAGCGAAGATAATACTGGTCTTGCCAATCGTATTGAATATCGGAGTTTAAGATATATCCACTCCATAAGTCAGTCTCTGTAGCACCTTCTACTAATTTTAAAACTACTTTCCAAGAAGTATTATCGGTATCTGAATAAAAATCTTCTGGTTGTACAACTGAATCAGTATTAAAGAATAAATTTATCTCAGCAGACGAAGCTCTAAACGGCTCAAATACATAATCAGACTTAGCTTTGTAATTTAAAGTGAATGGTTTATTAGAAGCAGTCAAAGGATAAGGCTCGTAAGTAAAAGGATCAGCCTCTTTCTTGTAAAACTCTAAACGATAATAGTATTCATCGGAATTAGCGTTCTTTAATCCTACCCACTCTAATTTGTATTTATAATTGTAAACCATTATACCAGTCTGTTTAGTCTTCCGTTGTAATTTTGTAACACTCCTACTAATTTATCGCCTTGAATCTCAAATGCTACTTGACCAGAGTTAGTAACACCTCCAGAAGGCATAGCAACTCTACCACCTATATTCCCACCCAAGGTAGAACCTAATAATGTACCAAAGTTAGTAACACCGCTCATTCCTAAAATCTTAGCACCTGCACCAATAGAACCTAAGCCTAAACCACCCAATACAACCGATAATAATAAAGCCATAACAAGTGCAGCAGCTAATTTAGCAATCATTGCTTTAATCATTTGTAAAAATGCTTCTTTAAAGTTTTGAGTAAAGTTTTTACCCGAAAATAATGCTTGTTCAAAAGCACCTTGTGTACCTTGTATAAAGCCTGCAAAAGCGTTTTGCCAAATAGATTTAAATGCTTCAGCGTTTGTGTATGTAGTAACAGTAAGGTTTTCAATTTCTTGTTCTACTGCATTTATTTGTTTTTGTAAAGCATCCCAACCTGTTTTATCAGTTGCCTTCTTTTGTGCATCTTGTAACTCAGAAAGTTTAGCTTCTAATATATTAAAAGCACCAACTAAAGGAATTTTAGTAAGATCTTTAAGTTCTTTATTAGTTGAGTCAATAGCTTCTTGTAAAGCGTACCAATCTTTTCTATTAGTGGCTCTTTTTTGCCATTCTTCTAACTTAGCAAGTTCAGCTTGTATTTGATTGTATACACCAACTGGAGGCGGTGTTAATGCTTGAGTTATTGCATCTTTTTTACCAGCTAACTTAGCTAATTCTATTCCTATTTCTGCTAATCTTTTACTTGTAGCAGGTAGTTTAGCAGCCTCTTCATTAAGTTGAGCAATAGCATAATCTAATCCTGCTGAAGAATCTTTATTTATATTTTTAGCGTAAAACTCTAATTCTTTTAAATCTTTTACAGCTTTTTCTATTTCTGTTTGCTTGGTAATTAATTGTTTATCTTTTAATGTCTGAGACTCTTCTTTTAATTGCTTTATTTTTTCAGTAAGACCACCAATAGTTTCTAAATCTAAAGGAGAAGATTTTTTATTTTTATTAATGATACCTAATTCGGTCATTAATTGTCTTTCTCTTTCTAATTGGAATACTTTTTTTGCTTGTTCAGCAGTGCTTAATTTATCAAATACCGCTTTGTTTTTTACTTCAGCAGCTATCTTTTTAACTAAGTCAATCTGTTGGCTATAAGATTTATTTAAATCAGTAGCAGTAAAAGTAAATTTAAAAGTACCGTCTGCTAATTGTTTAGCATCGCCTAAAGTATTTAAAGCCTTAACTATATCGTAAATATCGTTAGTAGCTTGAAGTGCAAGAGGATTTATAGATTGTAATCCTGCACCGAATTTTGTAGCAAACTCTTTAAAAGATTTACTTTCAAGTATTTTAAGTGCTTGGTTAGCACCGTCAACAAAAGTTTTAAAGAATTTACCTACATTACCTTCTTTTACTGCAAGGGTAAAAGTATTATTTAATCTATTTATTGAAGCCTGTAAGTTGTCTGTCTTTGCAGCTGGATCGCTACCGTATAAAGTTTCATAACCAGCAGCCATTTTAGGTACTACATCCGAAGCTAAAATCTTACCTTGTGCCATTAACTTACCAAATTCTTCGGTAGTATAACCACTTACTTTAGCAGCATAAGCAAATGCTCCTGGTAACCTTTCTCCTAATTGACCTCTTAATTCTTCAGCCGATACAGTTCCTTTTGAGAACATTTGACTTACCGCTCTTAATGCACCGTTAATGTCATCGGTACTTAATTTCATTGCTGCACCAGCAGTAGAAAAAGCATTAAAGATAGCGTTTGTTTGTGCTTGAGATAATCCAGCAGTAATGGTAGCACCTGCAAAAGATTTATAAGAATCGGTTAAACCTAATAAGTCTAAACCTAATCTATCTGCTAATTCTGTAAGTTTTTTGAATTGATCTTCTGCTGCTTCTGTTGTACCAAGTACATTAGTCATTGCAGCATTAAAGGCATCTAATTTTAATGAAGCATCAAAAGCCTTACCAACTAATTTAACTGCTGCTTGAAGACCTATATAACCACCAATAAGGTTTTGAATCCCTCCCATCATTTGAGACATAGGATTTGCAGTTGACTTTAATTTTTCTGCACCGTCTTGACCAAACTTAGTTATTGCATCAGTAGCCTGTTGCAGTTGTGATTTAAAACCTTGTATCTCTGCTCGTAGTTGGACTACTATTTCTTCATTAGCTGCCATTGTTTACCATTTTAAGTAATTCTTCCTTTTCTTCTTTAGTTGGTAGTTTTGCTGGTTTCTTTTGAAGAATCCTATACTTATCAGTCCACAATGGAATAATTTCTCTTGGTTTCTTTTGGTTTTTCTTCTCTACTTGAGTGTTTAGAATGTAACTCATTAACACTCTGGTCCTATCCCACTCGTTAGCTTCTTTAGTTGAAACATGTATAACATACCTCAAATAATCTATAAAAGTCATTTCCCAAAATTCACTCGGTTTTAAACCTAAATTAATAACTGCGTTATCTAATAGGTTCTCCCAAGTTATTTTTTTTTTTCGCCATTAGACTCTTCTGCGCTCATTGCTTTCATAGCATCTACCATTTGCTCAGTCATTACTACTATGCAAGCCATAAACTCTCTAATAACTTTTAATTGGTCTACATAGTTAATACTATCTACCCAAGACTGAACATCAGCAATAGTAAAATCTACTACCTTTTTATTTGCTCGGTAAGAACCAAACAAACCACAGTAAACTATATCAGCTATCATATCTAACTGAGTATAATCTTCTGTGATTTCTTTGACTGTACCTATATCAGCACCTGTAATCTTAGTATATTGCTCTAAAGAGTAATTACCAAATTTCAATTGCTTCACTTCTCCGTTGAGAGTAACTTCTATTATTCCTGTCATAGTTGTGTTTGTTTGGTATTAGATAGACAATTCGCCTGTACCTGTTAACTCTAAAGTGTAAGTAGCAACATCTTCCATTGGTGCAGAAACTTCTAAAGAAGAAATAAAAGCACTTTGAGTAAATGTAACACCACCACCAGTAAAGGTAACTGCAAGCAAAGTTCTACCTGTGTAAGCATTAAATAATTGAGTTAGATCGTACTTACCTGCATCTGAAAAGTCTGCAAGACCTTCTGCTGAATAAGTAACATCTTTTAATCCTGCTTGTACTTCTTTCCAACCATCACTAAATTTAGTAGTAGTTTCGAATAAGTCTGCATTCATTGACATTGTGCAGCTTGTTAATTGTGTTAATGCCTCGCCACCGATGTTAATCAATTGTAGAGTACCGTTGTAAATTGCCATGTTATTTTTATTTAAAAGTTAATTAATCTGTTATTGTATAAGTTCCTGTAAATGTAGCATTATAAGATACTACATCTTCCATTGGCGCATTAATTTCTATACTTTCTACATAAGCTAAACCTACATAATAAGCAGCAGAAGTAACTGAGTTTGCAATAGCAATATTAACAGGAGTTCTTGCTTCGTAAGCAGCAACTAAAGTACTAATACCTAAATCGGTTGCACCTTCTGTCCAATCTACTAAAGCATCAGCAGTTACAGAGAAATCTCTTAGACCTGCTAAGTTAGCCATATAACCACCAGATTGCTTGCAAGTAGCATCTATCATTGCATCGTTCATCGTTACTGTAACACCTCTTTGACACATCAAAGGAAATGTAGTATCAGCATCGTAAATTAATATATCAGAACCGTTTAATACGCTCATTGTTGTTGAATTTTAAATGTAAACCTAATAAATCTTCTTGTTAAAACTCCAGTAGTTATTACTTGTTCTAAACTATTTGTGCTTTCTAATAGTGTTCGTATAATGTACCAATCTGGACTTAAATCTAAGTATCCTGCTTGTCTTGTTCTTATTAGTTCAGTGATTTGATTTGAGATATTATCGCAAATTATTTTACCACCGTAACTATTGTCAAACTTCATACAAACCTCTATTAAAAGGCTTATTTCTTGTCCGTAACTTTGTTTACTTCCTTCTAATAACTCCGTAGCGTTAAAACTTGAAAGTAAAACATAAGGTTGTGCTGCATTTGCAGGAACTCCTGCTGAATCATACACAGGTATAGCTTGATTGTTATATTCTAATACTCCGAATAACCTATCGTATACCTTTGTCCTTATTAGTTGCCCAACATCTTTCATTTCACAAATTTACGATTTATTTACTAATATTCTTAGCAATTTTTCTCATATCCCTTAAAAAGATTTTCTTATATAAAAGAAATGCTGGTATTAAATATGGTTGTGCTTTACCGTTTCTTCCTGGTCCTTTTTCAAATTGAGAAGCAAACTGAATAAAACTTGGATCAGTAGAAAAACCTTCTCCAGTGCCAAATTCTACATAAGGTGCATAAGGTGCTTGCGGACCTCCAAAGAATACCTTTCCTATGTAAGGATTGCTTGTATCTTTATCGCCACTTCTTTGCAATTCGCCTGTATCTATTGGTACATTCTTCCTTGCTTCGTCCAACATTTGTTCAGTATTTCTTTGAATAGCAGACCTAACTTGCAAGTCTACTTCTCTCGAAACCATTTTAAGTTTCTTAAAAACTCTTGAAGTGCCTCTTATCTCGCTCATTCAGTTACCATATAAGTAGTACCATTTTCTAACATTATAAAGTCATTACCACTTACTTGCCTATCTAAAGTGCAATAAATAATAATAGTCTTTTTACGCTCTTCTACTGTTGAGAAACTTTGCACTACATAAAGACCATCATTAAAAACAATCTTATCTAATTGGCTAAACTCTGGGTAGTCATCGTACCTTATAGTCATTTCGTAAGTTTGATCTAAGGTAATCCTTGAATCCTCAAAACCTCTACTTGCATTCTTAGCTACTATTTTTGCCCATAATGTTTGTGCTAAGGTGTAAGTAGGTGTAGTACCTCCTGCACCATCGGGACTTACCGTTAGGTTAAAGATTTGAATTTGATTTCTTAAGTCTCCTGCTCTCATTATATACCAAATATAGTATTCCTGCAATATGGTTGCGCTTGTCTTTTAGCATCTGAACTTAATTCATAAGCCTGGTCATAAAGAGAGTAATTTTCCCTATTCTCGTAGTCAGTAGATACTTGTTTTAATATGGCTAATTTTAAGCCTTTAGGACAGACTGCAAAGCCTGCTTCGTACTCTATTGTCAAACCAACGGTTGAATAAGCCTCAAGCATCTTATATTGCAATCCACGAGCAGTATATTCCAAAGCTACATCCTCATCATTCACAACCGAATCAATTAAGGTAACTGGACCATAAGGAATCTCTTGTGGAATGTGAAAGTAAAACCAATACGCCCTTAAGGTTTTTTCTCCTAAAGATAGTCCTGTAAACTTCTCTATTCGCTCCCTTGCTGAAGTTATTAGTTCTTCTATTAGGTCATTCTCCGAATCCGAAGAAATACGCATATAGTCTTTAGCCTCTTGTAAAGTAACAGGCTCGGTTGTTAAATCGGTTACAATTTCTACTTGAAATTCACTATTTATCATCTTCTTTTATAGGTTCTTGAATGTCTAAAACTTTTTTAAGTTCTAATAAAGCATCCGCTACTAATTTTGCATCCCCTAAATTAAATACTCCTTTTTGTGTTGCAATATCAAGACCTTGTCCTAATATGCCGTATATTTGTTCGTTTGTCATATTCAAAGTTAGTTATTTATTCTATTTCTCCAAATTCAATATCGGGTTGGCTTTCAATAAAATCAATAGCCTTTACAATATTTGACACTTCGATTAAACCAAAGCAACCTTTTGAGATTGCAATATTTAATGCTTCTTTAATAATTTGTTTTGATGTTTTGTTATCCATAATTAAAAAGGTAAAGGTGTGTTTACTGGCGATACTGGTGGATTGATTAAAGAATCTATTTGTCCTTGAATACAAGCCTCTAAATTAGCTACTCCATCTACTCCTAAAACCGATTGCACCCAACCTACTACTATTTCATTAGTCAAGTCTGCATAAGGAATAAAGTTTTCTACATTCTCCGTTGAGAATTGTGCTATATTAGAAAGTGATGCTGAATACTCGCCATCAATTCCTACTACTTTGTAATTTGCTATCACTACATAATCAGCTTCGTTAGCGATTGTTTGTGTGTATAGACTTTCGATTGTCCAAGTGTATGTTGTCATTATGCTTTTAATAAGATTTTATAAGCCGTTCCATTAATTCTTACTGACCAAGTTGTGTCAGATATTACTACTTCAGTTGCTACTGCTCCTGCGTTTACTGATGCACTACCTACAACAAATTGATTATTTCCAGTTGCAGTTGCTGAAACTCCTAAAATAACACTTCCGCTAAAATTACCTGATTGAGTATCATATCCTATTGCAGAATTATTACTTCCTGTTGTATTATTTTGTAAAGATTGTACTCCTAATGCAGAATTACTTGCACCCGTTGAATTATTTAATAATGATTGATAACCAATAGCGGTATTAATTTCTCCAGTTGTGTTTAACTTTAAAGATTGATAACCTAAAGTAGTATTAAATCCGCCACTTGTATTACTAAATGCAGCTTCAAAACCAACTGCGGTGTTATTTGATGCGGTGTTGTTGTATAAAGTACCACCCGCACCAATAGCAGTATTGCCACTACCCGTTGTACATAAAACTAATGCTTGTTGTCCAAGAATTGTATTACTTGTTCCAGTTGTTAAACCAGTACCCGCTTCAATACCTACTGCCGTATTTGAATTTCCTGTTGAATTTTTTAATGCTCTGAAACCAATTGCAGTTATATTAACTCCACTTGTATTGCTATAACCCGCTTCAAAACCAACTGCAGTATTTGCTGATGCCGTATTTAAAGCTAAAGCTGAAGCACCAATTGCAGTATTATTTGAACCAACAATATTAGAATATAATGCTTGAAACCCATTTGCAGTATTAGCACCACCTGTTGTATTGCTTCTTAATGCTTGATAACCATTTGTGGCGTTTGCAGTTCCACTTGTATTACTATAAGCAGATTCAAAACCAATTGCGGTGTTATTGGATGCAGTGTTATTAAATAAAGCAGCATACCCTAAAGCAGTGTTATTAGAACCAGTTGTATTTACAAGTAAACTATTTTCTCCTAAAGCTGAGTTAAAACTACCCGAAGTATTTTCATATAATGATTGAAAACCTACTGAAGTGTTATCGCTACCTGTACTATTTGTAAATAAAGCAGTTCTACCAATTGCAACATTTTTAAGTCCTGTTGTATTATTTACTAAAGCATTTGCCCCTAAAGCAGTATTTGTTATAATATTTCCTGCACCTTTACCTACTGTTAATCCGTTGATTGTTGCATCTGCTCCCGTAGTTACCGAAGAAGCAAAAGTTGCTGCACCTGTTGATGCAATAGATAAAGGAGTTCTTACAATAGAAAAATCACTTGATGCTTGTCTTAAATTAAAAGTACCAACAGTAGAAGCATCTGCTCCGTATGATTGCCAATATGCACCATTTGAGCCTTCTTGTGATAAAGTTGTTCTATTTGCTCCGTGTCCTGTAATAGCACCTGTACTCATAATAGCACCCGATACCGATAATTTTTCAGCAGGAGCAGTAGTTGCTATTCCAATATTTCCCGCAGATGTAATACGCATTCTTTCGGTTGCAGCATTAGTATAAAAACCAATCGTTTCTCCCGAAATACCTAAAGGAATATCCGCACCAATATCAGAAAGAGCAAGAATATCCATACTATTTGTAAGATAAACATTCGTTCCAATACCTAATCGTTTTGCAGTTGTGCCTCCTATTACCTCAAATTTAAGATAGTTTGCAGAACCACCAATTCCAATACCTGTTGCATTTTCTTGAATAATTGAATTTCCTAAAGCACTTGCTCCTGTAAACTTTGGTAAGTAATTAGTAGTTCCTGTGCCTGTAATGGGATTTGTTAATACTGTTTGAAATGCAGCAGAAGATAAACCATCTAATAAATCCGCATTAAGGTTAGTTACTTTAGTAGTAGAAGCAACAGTAAAAGGCGCACTACCAGTTACAACAGAAGATATTATAGGAGAAGTAAAAGTCTTAGAACCTGTAATAGTTTGTGTACCAGCTAAACCTACAAATAAAGAACCAATATAAGTTTGAAATACCGAAGCAGTAGTCTTTTTGTTAGCACCATCTTGAACGATTGGAATTATATCCATTGCACCAACCGTAGCTGCTGAAGGAAACTCTGTAAATTTAATATTCGCCATATCTTTATTCTGTTATAATATTGTTATTTTCTTGTGTTACTAAAAATTCCCCTACTTCACTTATCATAAAGTCTGGCAATGGTGCTAATTGTGTTAATTGTATTAATTCTTCATCTGTAGGCAATATATCGGTCATTGCACCCATATATATAAAACCTCTTATTCTATCTCTTACAGGGTAATAATTACCTGCTATTGTGCCTAAATCTATTCTATCTGTTTGGTTTGTTGGTAAATTAGCAGTATTAGAAACATCAGCTTCTAATAAACCATCTACAAACACCTTAACATTATCGTTATCCCACTTAATAGCTACCTTATGGATGCCATCTTCGTAAGTACCTAAATCAATAACTTGGTTGTTTGGATTATTATACAAATTTACGATTAATTGGTTAGTTTTAGAAGTGCCTAAGGTTATAAATTTATCTAAGCTATTATCGTTCATTGAACCAATACATTCAAATATATTAGTAATGGTTGCACCACCTACTAAACGAATATCAAAATACATTAAATAATAATCCTTTACGGTTATATCTTTATAAATAATATCTTGTTCTCTTACTCCTTGTTCTTCATTTGATATAATAGAAGACGTAGGATATTCGCTATCCTCTAATTGAGGATTCCATACATACGCTTCATCTGCAATTCCAAAACCACAATTTGAAGGAGTATCAGTTGAAAAACTTGTTAATTTATATAATTGCCATTCATCAGTTAAAGAAAAGAATTCTTGGTCTCCATTTATAAATAAATTCATAGTACAAGCAGCGCCAGTAGCTTTTTTTGCCCATATTGAAATAGTGCAACCAAGACCAAAATCAATAACTTGCAAAGCTACTTTATTATTAAAGTAAGCAGCACTATCGTATATACCATCTGGACCAGCACCTGCATTATTAGTGTAAGAACCACCACCCGAAGTTGTCCAAAAATCAAAATTGTTAGAATATGAAAATAAATTTACAGAATACTTTTCCATAAACAATTCTGGACAATCTGAATACTCGTAATCTAATCTTGGCTCGTTTACACCTCTAAGGTCTAATAGTTTACTTGCACCAGTTCTATAAGCCTGTGTGCTTCTTTGTGCAGTAAACCAATTAAGTGTTGTAGGATAGATATTGTATAACTTCCCTGCTTTCCAAGCATTAGGAAACATTACAATAGAACTAATATTTTTATTGACTAAGTATGGATATAAGTTTGTCACTTCTTCTTTATTTTGCCTTTAAACTCTTTTGTAATGCCTTTGTCTACTATTTGAGTAAAGTACCCAACCTTAATAAATTCTCTTATCTTATCGCTTAAAACAAGCTCGTAGTAGTTACCTTTATAATACTTCCTACCGTTATGCGATATATTGACTGTACATTTATACATTCTACAAAGATACTAAGATTTTTAGCATTAAAAAAGGGTAGATACAATTAAGTACCTACCCGATTTTGCTTTAACTAATTAATAGTTTATAAGTTATGCGTTACCAAGGTCGGCATAAATTGCTGCCGTAGGCAACATTAAATTTATTGCCTCGTAGCATTCGATACGCGCCGTAACTAAATTTTGCACAAAATTTGTACCATTCTCATAAGAGAAAGTTACATTTAATCCTTCAACTTCAACTCTTTCGATATAGTCTCTATCAAAGATTAATACTTTGTCATCAGTTACCCAAGATGCCTCGAATACTGGAGTTCCAAAGATAGTCAAACCACCTGCACCGTTAAGAATAACCGCACCTGCACCTGCATAGTAACCTTTGTTGTAAGTAGAGATAATTAAACGAGCCATTTGAGTTGGAGAAACTAAAGCGTATGAAGCGTTAAAGTTTGCACTCTTTTGGTTTCCGATTAATTGGATAATTTCTTCTACATCATCAGTAGCAGCATGAGTTGTAGAACCAGTAGCAGCACCTGAAACAGTAGCGTAGAAAGAAGCATTTTCAGCCTTGAAAAAGTCTCTTAACATCATACGAGTCAATGTTTGCTCGATAAATGGTAATGACTTCATCATTTGCTTTGAGAAAGTTGCGAAACCTGCGATGTAAGCATTAACTGTTTTTACTTCTGTCAAATCGTAATCAATTTGTCCTTTAGAAGCGCCTTCAGTTTGTGCAGTAATAGCACCTTCTGAACCACTCTCTTTGTAAGTTACAAAAGTACCAGTCGCAGATTGTACAGTAGAAACTAAATCTCTAAAGTTTAATTTTTGCGAAGGCAAGATTGCTTGATTAGGGTTGTAAGTAGCTACTGAATCTCCAGTTAAACTTGAAGACAATAACATATTACCAACCGCTTTTAAGTTCATAGTGAATGAACCACCTGAAGACTTTAATTCTTTTTCAGCGATTGCCATATTAGAATCTAAGTTTTCAGCGATTTGCTCACCGATTGATTTGGTAGATACTTTAGCAGCACTCTTACGAGATACTTCTTCAGCTTGTCTATCCATTTCGTCTTTTACTGCTTTGATCTCAGCCTTAACTGAATCAATACTTTTTTCTACCATCGTAGATACTTCATTCTTTACGCTTAATAAAGCGTTTGCATTTGCATCAAACTTTGCGTTGATGTCATTTGCTAAATTTTTAATTTCTTCCATCTTTTTAAAG